TAATATATTTTGCGTAGTAGCAATATTAATAGGAGAAGCAATCAACTGTTTCTGCTGCTCATCCACTTCAGATTGGATTTTTTTATTCCTCCCCAGTAATTTTTGTGGATTTGCTATTGCCATTTTATTCTTACATTAGAAACTAGAGTTTTGTTGTTGCTGCTGTTTCAATTTTTCCTCTTCAAGATGTTGTTGAAGTAATCCAACATAAACATCTCTTTCCCAAGGAATCATATTTTCAATTTCCCATAATGAATATTTATGGTATTGCATCAAAGCAAAATTAAGTCTAAAGTAATTTTCCAAGTCCATATGGACCAGGGCTACGCGAAAAAACTTGCTAACCCTTCTAAAATAACTTCACTTTCAACTTCAGTTTTTGGATTTGTAACTTTGATTTTATGAGAAAGTTTGGGCATAGTCTCAAAGAATTTTTCAATTTCTTTAAATTGAGATGAATTCATTGAATCTAAAAATTCAGTAATTTCTTTTTTTGTTACATCGGCAGCAATCCAGACATCATCTTCGGTGTAAATTTTATCAATACAAGAAGCAATCAGGTCAAAGGATTGTTCCATTGCATTTTCACTATTGAAATCAAAATTATTTTTAATAAATTGTTCCAGAGATGGATACTTCATTTCCATCATAATTTTATCATCAACCTTAATTTTATTGGTGTGTCCCTCATTCTTTTGAATGCGAATCTCATCAAGATCAATGCTTACAGACACATTGGTCTCATTATCATCTGGACAAACAATATTTACATCAACCTTTTCTCCAACAGATTTACCACGAATATTTAAGAACAAATATTCAATATCAAAGGTAGGTAAAGTCTCAACCTTAATATCTTTTGTATGAATACAATTCTTGATGACTGTTTTGATTGCTGTTGTAATTTGCTTTGTATCTTCACTCTCTAGTGCGATCACTAAAAGTTTTTCTTCTTTTACTAAAAATGGACGGTATTTGATTGTTTGATCTGTGGACGGCAACTCAAGTTCATAAGTTGGTGTAGAAATCTTTGGTAAAGGCATAATGTCCTATAATAATTTCAGGTATGATTATTTAGATTAGAATATTGGAGGTATACTTGAACTTGTTCCGAATTGAGCATTCCCTAATGCCAGTGCTTCTGTATTTAAAATATCCTGTGCTTCAATTGCATCCAATTGTGCTCCTGTAAGACCAAATGCTCCTGTAAGTGCTTGTGGACTATCTGCTGCACCATTTGAAGATCTGGTTCCAGAATCAGAAGATTCAGATGATCCAACTGGGTTAATATAATATCTAACATATGAAAAAGCAACCGAACATTTTAATAATGATGCAATATCATATGAAACAGAAATTGAATTGATTGAGATTGGAAAGGCATCTACAAAAAAATATTGCAATTTTGCTGCTTTTTTTCCTTTAGAATTTCCTACAGTGCTTTTTTCAAATTTTGTTACCTCAAGTCCACTATTAGCAATATAAAATTTTGGATAGTTCATTCTATAAAAATAATTTTTTTGCTTAACATTATTATTTGTTGGGCTTAGTTGTTCTCCTGAAATATATTTTATCCAAGTTTCAAAAAATCTAATCGGAAGATAATTATCAGCATCAACATAAAAAGACAAATCAATTCTATCATCAAATTGTCTTCTATATGCATGTTTGTGAGTAGAACCGTGATAGTCTCCGGTGATGCTATGAGTTGCTAATTGAGATCCGGGAAGTATTGCTTCACAACAAAGAAGTTCTAATTTTTCATTATTACCGATAAAGTTTGGAATACCGTTAGATGCAAGATATCCATCAAATCCTCCCGGAGAACCACCACCTGGAGGTTTTGGAATAGATACAACAAAATGAGATGTTGTTGCAGGATGTAGAAGTTTGCTCTTTATTTCATCTACATTTACAACTCTTGGAGATGCCATCTATAAATACTTGTACTTATATATTATGTAGTTAGGAAATGTCAAGAGACGGAAAATACCATCAGGGTAGATTTCACCCTCAAAATCCGCAGAAATATAAAGGAGACGTAAATAACATTATATACAGAAGTTCCTGGGAACTGAAATTTATGCAGTGGTGTGATAGAAATGAAAATATTATGGAATATGGTTCAGAAGAGTTTTGGATTCCTTATGTTTCTCCGGTAGATAATCGTGTTCATAGATACTTTCCGGATTTTATCATCAAAGTTAAAGAAAGTGATGAAAAGATTAAGACTTATGTGATAGAAGTAAAACCAAAAAGACAAACAGTACCACCTAAACAAAAATCAAGAGTGACTAAATCTTATCTTTATGAGATTCAGACATATGCAGTCAATCAATCAAAATGGAATGCCGCAGATGAATGGTGTAAAGATCGTAAATTGGAGTTTAAGGTAATAACCGAACAGGAATTATTTGGTGAAAAATAATGGCAGAAGGTTTCGGTCAATATGTAAGTGTGGGAAAACTTCCTCCCAGAATGGTAGAATTAAGAAAAAAAATCAAGGAATCTGGTAGTAATGATCCAGAAGACCTGATGATGGTGATTATGGAAGTTCTAAAGGAAGAAGTATTATATCCAGAGCCAGGAAAGTTTTATACTTTTTTCTATAATGCAAAAACACCAAAATTAGAATATGACCAGCACCCATTAATTGCTTGCACTTCATTGGAAAAATGGGGGTTTAGAGGAATGAACTTTCATTGGAGAAAATCAAGACAATATACCTGGGAAGAAGTGGTTGGAAAACTTCACGTCATTAAATATGATGAGTTAGATGAAATGCTTTCTATACCTTATGCAAAATTCCGTCTAAATAAGTAAAACTCTCTGTGTCTAATGGCATCAGCTACATCTTCTCAGGCAAAACCAAATGTTGGGACCACTCCAACCATAATACAATCCAAAGTTACGGAGATTGGAAAAAGCACTGATGGAAACAGGCAATTTAAAACAGAGATACAAAAAGTAGAAGGTAGTACAACAACGACTATAGGAACTATGGATGCTGCTGGAAAGGTGACTCCAGCAGCAACTGCAAATGCTGCTGAAAAAACAGCACTTGCAGATGTAAATAGTCCCTTAAGAAAAGAAGTAACAAAACAAATAACAGATTCTAAAGTAGTAAAAGACTTGGGAGTAAGTACGGAGCAAGATAAAAAAGCACTGAATACAGCAACTGGATCTGGTGCCACAAAAAATACTGCTCCTACTAATCCAGAGGATAAAAAAGATCCGCCTGCTCCCACTCAGGATCAAAAAAATGATGTAAATAAAGAGAATGCTACCTTTAGAGATGGAACAAGACTTTCATATAGTCAGGATATGAAATATCCTTTAGATTTAAAATCAGAATTACAAGATGTGATTAAGTTTTCAATTTTAGAATATTCTCCATCACTTTCAAAAGAAAATCAACAGTCTTCTCCAACCGGTCAATTTGGAAGTTCAAAAAGTAGATCGGTGCAACTTAAGGGTGGTGGAGTAAAGGGATCTAAAATAATAGGAGTAATCACTTTACCAATTCCTGCACGAATTGGTGATAGCAATACTGTTGATTGGAAAAGTGATACACTAGGTCCCCTTGATCAAGAACTTGCCAAACTCGCACAAGGATTTTTTGATGGTGGAGTAGAGGGTGCTGGAAAATCTCTTAATAAGACAGGAAAGGATGTGCAGGGTGCAACTAAAAGTGGAGATTTGTCGGCAGCAATTAAAAGCATTTTTTTGACCCAGGGGATTAATGCTTCTGCGGCAAAAAGAGCATATGGTTCTGTTATAAACAATAATGTAGAACTTCTCTTTGATGGACCAAGTTTAAGAACTCATTCTTTCAGTTTTTTGTTTTATCCAAGAGACCCAAAAGAAGCAATAATGGTAAGAAAAATCATTCGTGCATTTAAACAATCAATGTCAGTAAAACGAAGTGAGAGTTCTTTGCTTTTAAAACCACCACATACTTTTGCGATTCAATATATGACTTCAGGACAAAAGGCACACCCATACTTAACAAGATTTAAAGAATGTGCCCTAACCTCTTGTAGTGTTGATTATACTCCTGACGGAACATATATGACTTATGGTGGAGATGAAAAATCAATGACTGCATATAGTATGGGATTAACATTTTCAGAACTTGAACCAATCTTTGATGATGAGTATGGTAAAGACGATGACAACGTAGGTTTCTAAAATGGCATCTTATTTCAGACAAGTTCCAAATTTTGAGTATGTAAGTCGGATTGCAGGATCCAAAAACATATCAGATTATATTGTAGTCAAAAATCTTTTTAAAAAAGGAAAAATAAGAGATGATATTTTTCAGGAACTTGCATTTTTTGAAAAATATAAAATTTCTGGTAATGATAGACCGGATAATGTTGCTTTTGAAGTTTATAGAGATTCAAAATTAGATTGGGTGGTTCTTTTAGCAAATAATATTCTCAACATTCAATCAGAATGGCCTCTTCTACAGGATGATTTTGATCGATATTTGGTTGAGAAATATGGTGATTATAATACTCTTTATAATGGTATTCATCATTATGAAACTTCTGAAATTAAAAATAGTCAGGGAGTTACGATTGTTCCTTCAGGTCTTGAAGTGAGTTCTCCATATACAATAAGTTATTATGATTACCTTACAAGTCTGCAGGTAGATACAGGAAACATAGCAGTTCCGGTGACGAATTATGATTATGAAATCAAACTAGAAGATGCAAAGAGAAATATTTTCTTACTTAAAAAAGAATATCTCGGTATTATTACAAACGATATGCCAGAGATTATGGAATATAAAGAGGGTTCCACTCAGTATGTGAATGAAACCCTTAAACGTGCTGATAATATTAGACTTTATAGTTGATTATTCTTCTGCTAATTTTTGGAAATATGAGAGAGCATCATCCTCATCTTCATCGGGTTCAACTTTAG